GTACCCGACACAACCGAACAAGCTGCGAAAACGGAGGCGGCCTCGGGCAGCAAACCCGAGGTCGCACCCAAACCCTCCGATGTCCCCCTTGAGCAATGGACCGCACTGACAGCCGCCCGCAAAGAGGGTGACGCTGACGCTGCAGCCAAGGCTGTGCTGGAAGCGGCAGGCATCGAGCCGACACCTGAAGCCATCACGGCAATGACCATGAGCGGCAACGCCTCGAACGGGCAGCGCTTGCGTCGCGCCTTTGACAGCCTTGACGTGGCGGATCCCACACCGCTGTCAGCCAAGCAGGAAGTGTCGCTGCGCAAATCGGCAGAGGGCGCCCTGAGCGACACGCCGCATTACACCGACATGAATGCTATGGCGAACGAAGCCAAGCGCCGCGGGTTTGAGGTTGATCCGAAGGATCCGGATCGGGATGCGATCCTGAAGTCGCTGGCAAAAGAGATCGTCGGTGAACCGGAGCCCAGCGAGATGGACGCCGATATCGAGGCGGGCTTCGGGGACGCATGGCGCCCGATGGTCAAAGAGATTGGCGGCGCCGGTGTTAAGATGGACACTGCAGAGCAAACCATGCGCGAGATCACCGAGGCTGAAGGCTACGAGATCTCGGCACTGTTCAGCCCCGACGGGATCCTGTTGGGTGCCGGTACGCTGGGCGACCCGAACGCGGTCAGCATCGCCAAGACCGAATGGGACGCCAAGGGCAACACCTTCACACACACCCACCCGTACCAGACCCCACCGTCCGGTTCTGACACCATGTTGCTGGCCGACATGGGTGATGATGCCACGGTGCGCGCGGTCTTGCCTGATGGGCAGGTGATCTCTGTTCGCAAGACCGACAATAGCATCACAGCCAAGCAGATGGAGGCTGTCACTATCGACGTCATGCGCGCGGCGGAGGAGGCGAAAGCAACCGGCGCTATGCGGGACGCAATGCCAATGGTGGCGAACGCACGGGTTGTTCAGGAGGCCACCCTGCGGTACATGGAAACACTGGGCTTGATCAATGTTGACAGCCCGTTGCAAAAGTTGAGCGGAGAAGAGAATGCCGAAATCGAAACAATCGTCGACATCGCAACCGACCGTGGCGCGGGAGCATCTAATGATGTCGGATCAGGAGCTGCGCAAGCTGAAAGACGACCCGCTGGCGCGGGAGGCATTGGCCTCACGCCGCGCGGCGCGGGAGCGCAAGCTGGGTCAACAACAGTCCAAGACGTAATCTTCGAGACTGCTGGCCTGAAAGGAAGGGTCGAGCAGTTGATGGATCAGACCGGCATGACTGCCGGTGAAGCTATGGTCCAGCCTGAGGTGCGCGACCAATGGCATGCCATCGGCAGAATGATGACCGAAGTGGATGGCACCAACGAGCGTGCCGGATACGGCTCACCCGCTGACATGGCCACTCGCCAGTACATCTTCGGGTCAGAGACCGTGACGGGTCGGGACAAGGCTGTGGCTCGCCTCGCACGGGACGCCATGCAGCTCGCATCTGTCGAGACCGGCATGCCTTACGTGGCGCCGGACGCGAACCGTGAAGCGATTGTGATTATGGGGCCACCGGCAGCTGGCAAGTCCAGCATCGCTGGCAAGATCGCGTACGACAGCGGGTCAGCCATCGTCGACAGTGATGAGGCAAAGAAGATCCTGCCGGAATATGCTGATGGCGCAGGCGCTGCCGTGGTTCACGAGGAGAGCTCGGATCTCGGCAAGGACATGCTGAAATTGCTGTCTGACCGCGGTATCAATATGGTGATCCCCAAGGTTGGGGACACAGTCAAATCCATGCAGAAGACCGTCGATACGCTGGCGGCCAAGGGGTACACGGTCAAGTTCGTGTTGCAGGATGTCACCCCGACCAGCGCACTGGACCGCATGGCCAGCCGGTTCGTCAAGACCGGTCGCCTAATCCCGTCTTTCGTGTCGGATAACGTCGGCTTTAAGCCGCAGGAAACATTCCGCCAGTTGGTGGACCAAGGTATTGGCGTGGGTCACACCGCGCTGGATGGAGAAGTAGCATATGGACAACCCCTCCCAGTCAAGCAAACAGCAGGCTTCGCCCCAGTCAGTGGAGCAACTTTCGACGCAAAACAAGTATCCGTTCGACAACCTCGGGGAGGAGACGGATCAGGAGCGGTACGCCCGCAATCCGGATCTGGCGCATATGGATCGGGCCGCTTCGGCGGAGCTGGACCAACTGTTGCGGAAGGGATAACCCCGCAGCCTGCAGACCAGCCTTACGACAAGATCAAATCCATCGCCAACCAAGAGCGCGTGGCCGAGCTGGTCGCGGGCATTCAGGCCGTGGCACCAAGCCTGTCCCGCAAGAAGTCGGCGACAGAGAAGGATATCATCAGTGGCGCAATCACCACCAAGCAGTTGACGGACGCGATCAACGCGGCTGCGATGTCGACCGGTGGCGAGGGCTCGAAGTTCTCCAACGCTGTGTTCAACACAGCCAAGGCGATGTACCCCCGCGCCAATTTCGATTTCATGCAGATCGTCGAGGGCAAAGACCGCAAGGGCAAGAAGATCAAGGTGCCCAACAAGGCCATGGCCGAGAAGCTGAACCATGCCTTCAACGTGATCCATATGACCGGCCATGCTGGCCATGGCCGTTTCATGTCACAGAAAGCAGACGTCAAGGCGCGCTCGGGCTTCGTCTTCGAGACGCAATTCCTGCGCATGGACTATGACCTGCAGAAGTTCTTGGACTTCACCTCACCAGCCGAGTTCCGTTTCCACACGCCAATGACGGATCCGAGCGATGTCTCTGCCATCGTGCGGCGCCCATCCACCAGCCGCTTCGATGCGGATGCACTGGAGGCGGCGAAGAATACCGCACGGATCCTGCAGTCCAACGTCTACACCATCGATCAGGCGCAGGTTGACGCGCTGACGGTTGATGATCTGATCTCGGATCGCAAGCTGGGCCAGATGCGGATGAAGCGCGAGAACATCGTGGGCCCAGACGGTCACACAATCGACACCACCAAGCTAACCGATGATCAGGCGATGTTCATTGGCGAGCAGCGCGGATATGCGCAGGCCATCCTGCAGAACCTGAAACGCGCGGCCAAGGCGCACGGTGACAATCCTGTGGGCTTCCGTTATCGGATCTCTGACAATGGCCGGATCACAGCTGACGGGTTCTTCCACCCGCAGACAGCCGACGCCGTCAAGTCTATCTTCCTGCACAACGGCCAATCCCTGAAGGCAATGCCGACAGTCGACCACTCTGCGTCTGGCTGGCAGATGACAGCTCTCATCGCGCGCGATGCCGAGGCAGCCAAGCACTTCAACCTTGGTAAGGATCAAGCCCTGACAGAGGGCTATGAGAAGTCGGACATCTACAACGGTGTGACAGACATGGCCAAGGCGCAGATCGTTGCTGATGCGGCCAATGAGGATCACCCGAAGAACCAACAGGCTAAGCTTATCAAGGCGAAAATCATCGATAAGGGGATCGCCTTCGCTAAGCCTCAAGTCAAGGTGCCAACCATCGCCACGAACTATGGCGCGGGATCCAGCAAGTTCTCTGAGGAGCTCAACAAGATCTACAAGAGCGAGTTCAAAGGCGTGCCTGAGGCCGACATGAAGGGCCTGTGGGGGTATTTCGGCGACACGACATACGACAAGCTGGCAGAGCTGGCCCCGCAATCCATGGCGTTCCAAGGCTGGGCGCTGCGGAACCTGACAAAGCTGGTCGAGGCTGCAGAGACCGGCCCATTTGATGCTGCCCCCAAACTGGAGTTCACCGTCGGCCTCGACGGGAAGTTCGCAGCCAAGCGCGCGAAGCGCGCCAAGGTCTACGTTCAGACCATCACCAAGCGCGCCATTGTGGATGCCGAGGGCACGATGGGCGAGCGCCAGCTGAACCAGATGCTGGACACCAATCTCAAGCAGCTGGACCCAAAGGCGACAGCCCGCACTATCTACAGCCAATTGATCCAAGGCTTCGATGCCTCAACGCTGCACCGCGCAGTGGACATTTATACCAGCGACGGGGGTGATTACGTCACCACCAACCACGACAGCTACACCGTGCCGCAAGGCAGTGCTGGACAGATTGCCGCAGCTGCCCGCCAGTCAATGCAGGAGATCATGTCTGAAGCAGGCAACGTGCCAATGCGTCTCTACAACGAGATGGTCACACAGGCCGAGGCTCTTGGCGTGGATGTCGATATCGAACAGCCACCGGCGCTGGGTGATTACGATCTGGCAGATCTGGACACCAGTGTGCCTGCCTTCGTCGAGAATGCGGAAGATGCCCCACCGGCCTTTACCGACACGTCCGGCGAGATCAAGGAGGGGGCCCCGAGCTTCCCAGCGATTGCGCGTGCCATCGACTATGATGCAGCCGACACAGGCGCAGAGACCGGCGTGAAGATGGACACCAGCCTGCCAAAGGCTGCCATTCATGCCGAGCAACACCAGTACCGGACAGGGCGCGACTTCAAGGTTGCCCTACAGGAAATGGCCAAGGCCGCACAGGCAGAGCAGGGGATCGATCTTACCCAGCTGACAGACGAGAACGTCGAGCGACTGGCTGACTTCCTTGTTGAGGATGCGCAGGCGGCCTTCGTGAACAACTCGAACGCTGTTGGCTGGTATGACCGGACGGTCACCGAGGCAAAGCAAACGCTACAGGAGATCCACCCAGAGCTGGCGACAGACCCAGAGGCCGAGTTCAAGTTCATTTGGGCGCTGGCCGTCACGTCGAACGGGATCAAGGTCAACAAGAACTTCGAGCTGGCTGACCAAGCTTATGAGTACATGAAGCGCAACGGCAGCTTCCCGACCAACATCGGTATCGGGGATGCGGCCAAGGCCATCAACGCGGGCCTTGCCATGTACGATGTGCTGGTAAAGAACCTCGGCGGCTGGGAAGCTGCGCGTGACTTCATGGTCAAGCGCCAGACAGTCAAGGAAGCTGAGGTTGCCAGCGGCATCAAGATCAGCGGCGAAGGGAAAGGCACAACCGTACGTGGCGCCGCCATCCTCGGCCCGAAGATCGGCAACGGGTTCTTCTCGAACCTCTATGGGCACTTCAATGAGCTGACCATGGACCGGTGGCTGGTGCGTACGGTCGGCCGCTGGCGCGGTGGCCTGATCGGCATCAACGAAAAGATGGTCGGTGAGAAGCAGCGGCAACTGAAGGACGCTCTGAAATCCCTGTCACCTGCGGAGCTGAGGGCTATCCGCGGCATGTTCGAAGGGTATGACGGACCTATCCGCAAGACCATGTCGAACGCTGCGATTGACCGTCTGGCCAATGAGATCAACAAGAGATCTACCAGCGCCGCGTGGCGGACAGATCTCAACGGCCTGACCGGCGGCGAGACCATCCGTAAGGTCGGCAATGGTCTGGCAGGTTATCTGGACGGCCAGATCGAGCAACCGGCGGGGGTCAAGGATCGCGACTTTATTCGCAAGGTGTTCAACCGTGGGCTTGACAAACTGCGTCAAAACCCCGAGATGTCAGAGCTAACAATGGCTGACCTTCAGGCGCTGGTTTGGTATCCAGAGCGCCGCCTGTACGACACAGCCAAAAAACCAGCAGGTCAGGAGGCCTTAGGATATGCAGACGACGAAGCACCAGACTACGCAAACGCAGCCAGACGACTTGTATCTGGACGCCGTGGATCCGAGCCAAGCGGATCAGGATCTGGAATTGACCAAGGCGGTGGCGGCAGCCCAGCCGGTGACCCGACAGTCGCTCGAGGCACAGGGTTTGGATCCAGCCAAGATCGATCAGACGGTCCTGACGATGGCAACAATGTATCCTTCGACCGAGGCTCTGCTTCAGGACTATCCCGACCTGCGGAGGGCGTAGAATATGCCGATGCTATGGGAAGGGCTGGGGCAGCCATGGGTCCAATCGCAGCCCAAGTCTCCAGAGTTGAACCTGATGCCCAAGTTGACCGATACCTTCTTGATGGAGGCTCAACTGGATATGCTCTCGACGGGGATAACATTATCGGTGTTTTCAGCACCCCCAATGTCTCCCCGCAGGGTGCCGCCCAGCGCGTTCTTCAAGATGCCGTCAACAGAGGCGGACGACGCCTTGACGGCTTCGACACCTTCCTCCCGAAGATCTACGCCCAAGGTGGGTTCAAAGCTGTAGCTCGGCTGCCGTTTGACCCCACCTACGCGCCAGCTGTCGACCAAGGTTCACTGGCGGACTGGGATAATGCAACAATGGCCCGCTGGAATGATGGCCAGCCTGATGTGGTGTTTATGGTCTATGACCCTGACAACGCGACACCGGACACAGACAATGTCGTAGGAGAATATGATGACGGGATCGCAGCACAAGACGCAGCTCTTGAAGGAATTGCGGGAGAGCGTGGCGGAGCTGGAGAAGGACGGGGATACACCGGCTTCTCCGACAGTGCGCCGTCTCTTGCAGCAGGGGTCAACGAGTGGACCGGACGCAAGCCAGACGTAACCGACAATGATATCCGTGATGAAGTCGCGAGGCTGATGCAGACAGGCCGGACCACACCCAATGCGGTGCTGGCCGGTATCCGGCACAGCCCGATGTTTGCGTATGATCGCAAAATGAATGACGCGACACGCCGCGATAGCAAAGACTACGGCCACGAGTTTATGGCTGAGCACGCTCGGTTCACGGTCGGTATGCGTGCAACACTGGCAGGCCTGACGAAAGGCATGAAGCCCGAGGCTGCCGCGTTCTACTTGAGCATGGCTGACAAGCAGCTCGCAGACCACCAGAAGAAACTGATCCACGGCATTGAGCGCGGGACCATTGAGGTTTCCGACGTGGACCGGAAGCAGAAGATGTACAAGATCCCCAAAGAGGAGCCTGAGTACGTGCCTATGGAGGCGGCTGGTATTGATCCGCCCGTAAAGACAGTCAAGGCGTACAAGCTGTTCCGTCAGCGCGACGGCAAGCTGTACCCCCTGTTTGTGGACGCAAACACAGAGGTGCCGGTAGGGGTGTGGCTGGCAGCCGCCTCGCCCATGTCGTTTGTAGCAGAGAATGGCCGGACATACGTGCCGTCCACAGGCCCGAAAAAGACCGGCGACAATATCAAGATCCCCAACGCGGAAGTCGCGCAGCAACTGGTCGACGCTGGGATCACTAAGAGTGTGAACACCAAGACCGTGAAGGCCGTGGCCCAGCGTGCCGGATGGCATGCCGGTGACCTGCCGTTCTCCACCCACATTGGCCCGATGGTGGATGGGCAGAAGGTGCGCGGCGCTGACGAGGTGTGGGCAGAGATCGAGATGCCTGCCGATGTCGATTGGCAGGCCGAGGCGAACAAGCGCGCCAAGCGCAACAAGGCCGGTGAGATCATCGCCAAGACGGCAGAGATCAACGACCAGATGCCAGAGGGTGGCTATTACCACTACAAGACTAACCCGAATATGACCGGCAGCTGGATGATCTCCGGCGGCATGAAGGTCAACAAGATCCTGTCTGACACAGAGGTAGCAACCCTGAACGAGGAGGCTGGCGTGGTTGACTTGCCGCGTGTTCCGACCGCCGCGGCTGGCGTCAATGCGCCCAAGTGGATGGACATCGGAGCTGGCAAGTCCACCACCGAGACGGCCAAGGATGCGTACAACAAGATCGTCGCCACGGCCTCGGATCCTCTCGGGTTCTCTGACAGCGTCATGGCTAAGGTCGAGACCAATATCTTCAACCGGTTTGCCCCGATCCGCCGTCTGGAGATGGCAGCCAAGGGCAAGTTGGGTATCGGCGCGGAGAGCGCCTACAAGGCGGCCGAGACAGCCGTCAATGACAGTGGTCGCAATGAGCAACTGCTGTTCTGGGGTGCCGCCAAGAAAGGCAAGCACGGCGAGTTCACCCACGCAGAGGGCACACTCGGCCTGCGTCAGATCTTCGATAAGGTTGCGAACAGCGTGCCTGAAGGCGAGAGGGGTCAGGCGATGTCTGACTGGATGGGTTACATGGTGGCCCGCCGGATCAAGGAGCTGCGTGCGCGCGGGTTCACAGGATCTTTCCCGATCCCAGACAGCGAGCTGGACGGTTGGATTGCCAAGGAAACCCCCGCCATGAAAGAGGCGGCGGAGGATTGGCGCAAGCACAACGAAGCAAACATCGACTTCCTTGTGGACACCGACCGGATCAGCAAGAAGCAGGCGGATGCCATGAAGGAAACGGCAGCCTATGTGCCGTTCTTCCGCAGCGACATGAACGCAGACGGATCCAGCCCAGAGCTGGACCTCGGTGACATCAAAACCTTCCGCAAGGGCGGCGGCGAGATCATGGCGCGCAACCCGAATATCAAAGCTCTGAAGGGCGGCGACAAGAAAGCCTTCGACAACATCATGCTCAACATGATCCGCAACAGCCAAGCCTTCGCGGCAGCTGGTATGCGGAACGACGCGGCCAACAAGACCTTCGACCTAATGAAGGATGCAGGGCTGGCCAAGGACAGCAAAGGTAAAGGTCGAGAGAAACCCAGCAAGGATGCTGTGGCTGTCTGGGTCGACGGCAATAAGCGATGGGTGGAAGTCACTGACGACCGCGCCGTTCCACTATTGCAGGCGATGGCAGGGCTGCAGCCACTGCAGCTTGGCCGGATCCAGTCGCTGATGGCCGGTATCGGTTCTATCTTTCGTCAGGGGATCACCCTGACGCCAGCCTTCATGGTGCGCAACGCTATCCGTGGTGCCGTGGCAACCGGCCTCCTGACCGGCGGTGCAAACCTGAGCGTGGCAAACAACACCCTGACCGGCTTCCGTGAAGCCTACCGTGGCAGCGATGCCGTCCGTGCATTCAAGGCACAGTCGGGCATGGGTGATTACCGCTTCGGGTCGACAGACACCGGCATCGGCAAGGACGACATCCTGATCGAATACGGGTTGGCGCCATCGACTGTCAGCTCGAAGATCCGCGCACTGGTGCAGAAGGGTGAAGATGTCGGGACAGCCACAGAATTGGCTGACCGGATTGCCGCCTACCACACCCTAATCGACAAGGGTGTGCGTCCGGATGAGGCTGCCTATCAGGCACGCGCCATCATGGATTATGCCCGCAAAGGATCGAACCCAGAGCTGCGTGCGTGGCTACCCATGGTGCCGTTCCTCAACGCACGACTGCAGGGTTACAGCCGCCTGATGGAAGGTAGCTTGGACCGCAAGACCGGCGCCGGTTATGGCGAAGTCTCGCGCGCACAGGCTGGCAAGGCCCTCATGCTGCATGGCGCTGTACTGATGGCGCTGAGCGCTGCTCTGTGGGCGCGCAACGCCTTTGATGATGAGCGTCAGGAGAAGTACAAAGAGGAGCCGCTACACCGCCGCCTGAATTACCACATCGTCTATGCTGGTGACAAAACCATCCTGATCCCGAAAGCCTTCGAGCTTGGGCATATCTTCAGCTCAATCCCAGAGCTGTTTGCGGATGCGATGGTCAACGACATGAACGAGGTTGGTGCTGGCGTGAAGAAGATCGCGGCCGACACAGTGGCATTCAACCTCATCCCCGCCGCCGTACTGCCTATTATTGAGGCGCAAGCCAATTACAGCTTCTTCCGTGGCGCACCAATCGAGGGGCGGCGTGAGCAGAGTATGGCACCGCGTGACCGTGTGACCGGCGCAGGATCCCTGTCCCGCTTTGTCGGGCAGCAGCTGGGCATCAGTGAGGCGACCGGCGTTAGCCCTGCGATGATCGAGCATTATTTCCAAGGCTTCGGTGGCACCTACTTCCTGACAGCAGCGTCAGCGATGGACGTCGCAGCCGCTGAGCTGGGGTACGGCAGTGCTCCGGTAGGTGGAGCCTTCGGGGACATTCCGCTTATTAGCGGTGGCCTGCAGCGCGCCTTCGGGTCTATGATGAAGGACAGCGAGCAGTCATCCACCAAGTACATGGAGGAGTTCTACCGGAACAAGGATTACGTGACGCAGATCATGCGGTCAGCCAAGGACGCAGCTGCCAACGGGGATGTGGAGTATGCACGGCGCCTGTTGTTGAACGCAGAGGCTGCACCAGTGGCGTATAAGCTGCTAAACAAGGCAAGCCCGAAGTTGGCAGACATAAACGCAGCGATCCGGAGTATCCGAGCCGACACCTCTATGACGCCAGCCCAGAAGCGGAAGAAGATCACGCCCTTGATTAATGCCCGCAACGATTTGGTCAGAGCAGTGTCGCAGGTTATCGCGGATCTGGAAAAGAAACAGGGGCGCACATTTAAGAGCGCAAGATGAAGGCACTAAGAAACCATGAGCTAGAGACCCTTCGCCGTCGCTTCGAGGCGGTGAAGGCGAAGCAGTTCGACCCCTACGCCCAGTTCGAGACGATCCCGTCACCAATCGAGCTGGGCGAAGCCTATTTGGGTTTCGGTCTGGATCTCTGGCAGAAAGACTACATGCTGTCCGCGCCTGCCATGGCGCGCATCGCTATCGCCGCCAGTCGGCAGTCAGGCAAATCAACAGTCACGGCGATCTTCGTGGCGTGGTGCCTGATATTTATCCCCAAGTTCACCGTGCTGGTGGCCTCACGCTCACTGCGTCAGGCATCGTACTATGTGGACAAGGTGAGGGAGATCGTGTTGGGGATTATCCCGAAGGACGCAATGGTTCAGTTGAACCGGCTCAGCATGGAGCTCCCCAACGGCTCTCAGATTATCTCAATCCCCTGCGCGCAACCAGACGCTGGACGGGGCTTTTCGCCGCACCTGATCCTTTTGGATGAGGCCGCGTTCGCCCCTGAGATGTTGTTCACCGCCATCATGCCATCGGTGGCTGCGACACACGGAGCCATCCACATGATCTCCTCACCGAACGGTCGCCAAGGTCGGTTCTTCGAGGCGCATGAGGGCACAGCCAAGGATGTCTGGTGGTCGCAGCGCGTGACGTGGAAAGACTGCCCGAGGATGACGCAGGAGCAGATGGAGATCGAGAAGATTGCCATGGGGGAGTTGTACTGGCGGCAAGAATTTATGGCCGAGTTTGTCCAGCCGCTCGGGGCGTTCTTCGGTAACCGAGGGGTGCTGTCTTTTGAGGATGGTGAAGATATGGATCTGACCGGTTTGGATTTAAGGGACATGGAGGGTATGCTTGAAGACATCGCGCCATCCATCGACCCGACAATTGAGGATGTGCGCGCAGCAATAGATGCCGCTGATAGAGTGAATAGGTTGCTACAGGACTGATGGAAGAGATATTCAATACGATTGGCGACCTGAAGGACCGCGGGTTCTCTCTCGAAGATCCGCCCCTGAATATTGTGTGCTACGACCCTGCGGGTGACGGGGACGACAACGATGCTGTGGTCATCCTGTCCCGAGAGGAGTGGCGCCGCGGCGAGCTGCATGATCCAGACTTGGCTGTGGAGATGATCTTCCGCCTGATCCTTTCGTCCTACCTGCCAAACGATATGGAGTTTCCTGACAAGTTGGCTGCCCTGCTCAGCGTCAACAACCAGATGCTGAAGTGGCAGCGCCAGAAGCGCCAGCACGCCCACGTCATTGGTGTAGAGACGAACGGCGTCGGGTACGCTATGGCGTCAAGCTTGCGTACCAAAACCAATGTGCCGGTCATCGGGTACAACACAGTCGGCAACATGAAGGACCGCCCCTTTGAGGGGAAAGACACATCCATGCCCCGCCTCGCAGCGCTGGATAACTTTCGGGTCTATCTTGAGATGAACAGAATTAAGATCCTAAAGGATTGCGTTGGCAAAAAGGATATGGTCAACGAGCTCAATTCTTTTGTCTGGGCTGCCAAAGGGAGACCTGAGGCTATGGCCGGTGCGCGCGACGATCTGACTATGGCGGCAGCTGGCGCGCTGTGGATTGGAACCAAGCTGATCCCGCCGATTAATAAACAGGTTCGGATTGATCCAAGATCTGGTATAAGAAGCCACCTAAACCGCACACGCGGCAATATGAGGATGAACTAAATGGCCGACGGAGCTCGCACATTTACCGACCAAGATAGCGGTGACCTCATCATTGATGGCGGTCAGGAGCAGACAGAACAGAAGGATATGCCGCACTTCGGGAACCTGAGCGACGGCGTTATCACCCCCAGAAATCTGGACATACTGTCATCCACCATCACTGAGCTGGTTGCGTGGGACGAGAGTGAGCGCGAGAAGTGGGAAGAGCTACTCGCTGAAAACACGAAGCTGCTCGGGCTGGGGCCGGAGACAGAGGCGGACAATGTCGAGGATGAAAACTCGGATACGTCAGACCACCCCCTTATGCTGACTGCATTGCTGCGCTTCCAGTCGAAGGCATTAAGCGCCCTGCTCCCAGCCCCTGATCGGGTGTGCCGGACGGAATGCGCTCTCGATCTGGATATGATCGAAGACGAAACCCAGCGCGACGATGTGCGCGAAGCCAGTGACGAAGCTGGCCGCCGTGTCGAAAAGTTCTTTGCGGATTATCTACTGAAACGCCACAAGACCTACCGCGAAGACACCGACAAGATCCTCTACGATTGCGGCATGCACGGCATGGGGATCCGGAAGATCTACAACGACTTCTCCAGAGCCAAGTCGGTGACCCGCGTTGAGCACGTTGACCTGAGCAAGCTGGTCCTGAGCTACGACACAAAGAGCTTCACCTGCGGTCGGATCACCGAGATTATCGATATGCCCACACCGGATCTGATCCGGAACATCACCAACGGAACTTACCGATCCACGACGCTCTCCAGCGCGATGGTGGACTTGGCCACACCACTGGTGGAGGCCGAAGACAGGGTCCACGGACTGGACAGCGGGGCTGTTCGGGAAGGTGAGACCCACCGGATCTACGAGGTGGCCATGGAGCTATTCCTGTCGGACGACCAGCACCCGAAAGGGTTGGCCCGCCCGTACATCATCACCATTCACGCAGCCACGCAGGAGATCTTGAGCCTGCGCCGCAACTGGCAGGAAGGTGACGAGGATGAGGAAGCGATTGAGCGGTATGTTGGCTACATCTTCCAGACAGGCAAGAACGCAGTCAACGCCATGGGTCTCGGACAGATCCTGTCAAACAGCACGCGCGCCCTGCGCCGCGCGCAGCGCCGCGGCCTAGAGGCCGCCTATCTACAAAACCACCCGTCCGGCTTCAAGCTGTCCAGCATGAAGATCCGAGACGACGGCGCCAAGATCATTGCCGGTGAGTTCGTCGACGTTGACACACCAACCAACGACATCCGGTCAGCCCTGATGCTGCACCCGTTCCAAGGTCCAAGCCAAGGGCTCATGACCCTTGCTGATAAGATGGAACAGAACGGGCGCGAGCTGGGCGGCATTGCTGCCATCGACTTCTCACAGTTGATGAAGGCCGGTGTTGCAGCTGGCCCTGCCATGGCGGCGTACGATGAGAGCACAGAGTTCCAGACCGCCATCCACAGCCGCCTCCACCACTCACATGCGAGCGAGCTCCGCCTGATTATGGACCGGATGCGCGAAGTGCACGGCTCCAACCCGATCCCCTTCGGCGTAAACTCTACGCTCCAGTCGGGCGATCTGACGCTGGTGGATTTGACCCCGATCATGCGGCCAAATCAAACCTCCCGCCAGCGCCAGATCTTGGAGGCCAGTGCGATGATGGACCTTGCGTCCGCGCACCCTGACATCATCGATCTACGTCGAGCTGTTGAGGATTATGTCAAGGCTGTGGGCAAACCCGATGTCTCGCTCTACATCCTGCCGGACCCATCCGAGGAGCCGCCAGAGCCAAGAGATCCAGTCAGCGAATACATGGGCATCCTGAACGGCATGCCTGTACGCGCAGGCATGCACCAGAACCACCAAGCGCATATCGACGCCCACGCGGCACAGATGCGGATGGTCGGCACCAGCCAGCTGCCAATTGAAAAGGGCGAAGCTGCGATGGCCATGCTGGCCGCACATATCGCGGAGCACATGGGCATGCAGATGATCGCAGATGTCGCGAGCCGGTTGGGTATCCCAGCCGAGCAGTTTGGTCAGATCACGCCTGAGATGGAAGCCCAGCTGGCACCAGTCATGGCCGAGCAGATCGCAGCAATCGAAGCCGAGCGCGCGCCACCTGAAGAGCGGGGCGAGAGCAAGGTTGAAGTTGAGATGGTCAAAGGGCAGAATACCCAAGCTATCAAAGCGCTGGAGCACCAGCAGGCAGTCGAGCTGGCTGAGTTAAAAGCCCAGCATGAGCGGGCACTGCAGACACAGCGTGACGAAGCTGCTATGGATCGCTCTATACAGGACGACGAGACCGCGCTGGAAATTGCGGCGATGAAGGATCGAAACACAGCCCCCACCCGTGCTGGTGGGATATCATAGGAGGGATACCATGAAGCAAAGAGACCCATGGAGCTGGCCACGCAAGGCAAAGGCAGAAGTTGAAGCGCCTGAGCCGGAACCCACGCCCGAGCCTGAGGTGCCCAAGCCGGAACCCACGCCGGAGCCTAGCCCCAAGAAGGCCCCTGCTAAAAAGGCTGGGAAGAAGGGTGAGTGAAGTTGCGCTCTTAAACCCGCAGGTCGAGAGTGATTTGGCGATAAGCCTGATCGCCCTTGGCCAGAAGCGTATTGATGCGCTATCCAATAAGCTCTTGCGAACAGAGCTGTCCCACAACGAGTATCTGAAAGCGTTCGGGGCGATCACAGCTTTGCAAATGTATGTCGACGATATGACAGAAACCTACCAGAGAAAGGTAAATGTATGACCGGACTATTGCTCCCAAAGCGCGCCGCAGCCCAGCGGGTAGCGGAAGCAACCGCCGAAAGTATTGGCGGATCCGCTGTTCACCGTATGGACAGTGACGACTTCGTTACGCCCGAGAATGTATCCGAGCAGCTCGCCCAGCTTGCTAAGTACGTGGCAGACCGCCGCGAAGAAGATCCAAACTACCAGCTGCCACAGCCCAGCGGCTGGAAGATGATGGTCCTTATGCTGACCATCCCAGAAAAATCAGCAGGCGGCGTCATCGTAATGGACGACGCAAAAGAGGCTCGCTCCCTGTCGTCTCCCCAAGGTGTAATCCTTGATATGGGTCCGGCGGTGTACAGCGACCCAAGCCGGTTTGCCGTCGACGGGGAGATTATTCCTTGGCACGACATCGGTGACCGCATCACGTTGGTAAAGTACGACGCCAGCATGTTTCAAATCGCGAACGGGCAACGCCTTGGGTTCATCAATGACACCCAGCCCATCGCCACAATTGACAAAGGATGGACGCTATGAAGCCTGAATGGATGAAGAATTTCATTCTCCGCGCACCGGAGAATGAAAGCGGGGGCGGTGGAGTTTTCGAAATTATGGACGAGGGCGCGTCCTCGGAAGATCCCGCCCCTGCAGAAGACCGCACGTCGAAGGTGGAAGCCCGCCTTGACCGGCTGACCCAATCCCTTGAGGGCTTCATGTCGAAGACCACCAAGCAGGAAGAGGAGAGCAACTCTCGCGTTATTGAGCAGCAGATCACTTCGGCAATTCAAAGGCAGGAAGCCCTGCTGGATGAAGCTGAAGACAAGCTGGCCGCCGCCTTTGATGATGGCGATGGCCGCACCATTGCGAAAGCACAGCGCGTGGTTGCTCAGGAAGCTGCCAAAGTGGAGCGCGTCAAGGCCCAAGCTGACCAGTACCGGCAGCAGCTCAAGAGCTCCGAGCGCCGCTCCGGTGGCGCCGGAAGCACTGACCTTGACACTTCAAATCTTGATAGCTGGAAACAAAGACATGTTTCGTGGTACGGTGTTGACAAGGATATGACCAAGGCCGCACATGAATTGGATGCCCAGATCCGTTCAGCTGGCGTGTTGGCCTCTGGGTCCAAGGAGTATTTTGATGCGATTGATCGCCAAATGAGACAGAAATTCCCAGACCGCTTCGGCGGAACACCTCCAACTGGCGGAAGCCAGCAGCGGGGCAATGGCCAGCCTAGCAGCACCAACCGCGTCCGCATCCCAGCGTCCGTGGCTGATGGGTTCCGCCGCATGGGGATCAACATCGACGATCCGGATACAGCCAAGCGCATGGTTAAAAACCGTGAGAAGGCCGTCAGTAAAGGCTGGCTCAATGACCAACCCGCCACAGGAAGGATCTTTCAGCGATGACCGACAAGCAAGATCGCGCCCGATCAAACACTACCAAGAGCCGTGAAGCCGACAGCACCGCCGCCATGGAGCGCCCGCCCATGGAGCGGTGGTCACCTGCCAACACTCTCGAAATGCCGAAGATCCACGGGGAATATCGCCTCCGGTGGATCGCCGAGTACGTTAACGGGGTTCACACCCCGCGCACCGTACAGTCGGCACTGCGAGAGGGATACGAACGTGTATCCGTCGAAGAATTTGTCGAGCCCTTCATTGTTGACGAGGATCTAAACGGGGATGGCTTTGCCAGAACCGGCGGCCTCATCTTGATGAAGATCCCGTCAAAGTTTGCTGAACAGCGTGAGGCATACTACCGCTCGCGTTCAGCTCAAGGCCTCGAAGGCGCCAATGTTCTGCAGGGTATTGCAGGGCAGAACGCTGTCTATGAGGATCGTGGCACTCGCACCCTGTCAGGTGCAGAGGCTGGTGCCGCTCTACGCAACTTGTCTAATCAGTAAGGAGAAGACCTATGGCAGGTTTTGGACTTCGTCTGGCACGGTCGCAAGGCATGGAGGGTTATTCGGGCAACTTTACTCAGTTCGATATTCTCCCCACCAATGCTGACGCGATCTTCACAGGCGACCCCGTCGTTCTAAACGCGGGCTATCTGGAAGCGGCAACCACCGCTGCCGGACCTATCCTTGGTGTATTCATGGGGTGTCAGTACGAAGACACCAATGGCGACATCAAGTTTCGCAATCAGTGGGACGGCGCCCCGAACCGCGAGAACATCCGAGCTGCAGTCGCTATGCCTGCATCGTCGTTGTTCTGGATCAAGGGCAAAGAAGGCGTGAACTTCGCGCAGTCTACCTCGGTCGGCGCAACTCACCCGTTTGACACCACTGTAGCTGGTAACACTCAGTACGGCGACAGCCGTGTGACGCTGGGCGCAGCTGGTGCTGGTGCTCTGATTGTTCACCGGCTCGTCGACCTTCCGCACAATGCGTGGGGCACTGACGGACCAATCCTTGAAGTCAGCGTCAACTTGCAGGCGGCGACGTTTGCAGACGCATCGTAAGGGGGGCCTGACACATGTCCGCTATTAACCGCGCAGCTCTCGCAGAGCACCTATGGCCAGGAATTATTGACTTTTTTGGTCTGGAATACGCAGACTACGAAGAGCAATACACCCAAATCTTTGACACTCGTGGCTCGACAAAAGCCTATGAAGAGTACGTGATGGAGAGCGGGTTTGGGTTGGCACCAATGAAAGAGGCCGGTGCTCCGATCTCCTTCGATGAGGCGGCCGACACTTGGAAGGGCCGCGTCGAAATGGTCGCATATGCTCTTGGTTTCGTGATCACTCGCGAAGCTGTTGAGGATGACCAATACTTCGATCTGGTTCCACGCTACACTCGTGCGCTGAAGCGCTCGATGGTGCAAACCAAGGAAGTACGTGCAGCCGCATTTGTTGACGGCCTGTTCTCGACTTCGAAAACCGGCGATGGCCAACCTGTCTGTTCAAACGCGCACCCGCTGAAAAATGGCGATACGTTCTCGAACGTAGCGGCTGCGAATGCCGACCTGAACGAGACATCATTGGAAGCCGCGATCATCCAGATCGCCGACTATGTCGACGAACGCGGCCTGCGCATCAACGTGCAGCCACAACGGATGATCATCCCCAACGGATTGCAGTTCACTGCAGAGCGTCTGATGAAAACCACCGGCGCTCGCGTCGGCACTGGTGATAATGACGTGGCAGCAATCCACACGATGGGCATGATCCCTGAAGGGTACAAACTCAACAACTACCTGAGCGATCCTCGCGCATGGTTCTTGAAGACGAACGTATCTGAAGGCATGACCTACTGGGATCGTACCCCGCTGGATCTCGAAGACGGCGACGGCAGCGAGACCCAGACCATGAAGGTGATGGCCTATGAGCGTTATGCGTTCTCAGCCATGGATCCTCGCGGTATGTGGGGCGCTGAGGGCCAGTAAGGCCTCAGCATTAAAAGATCAGAAGGGGTCGCTCTATGCGGCCCCTTTCTTTTTGTGGTAAGGTGCAAGAATAACCACGGTTCGGAATGGGTCGGATCGTGGTGGGTTTTGCCCCACAGGCCTCAAGAGGAGACAAAGACATGGCAAAAAATGCAATCCGCATCCCAACAGATGGACGCACACGCTACGAGCACCAAGCTTATGACGTGACCTACGCTGGCAAATCGAAAGAGACCGGCGCCCTTGGCTACGACAGCCGCCTGTCGGCCACCTACGAGGCCAACTTCCAGATCACCGTTGATGTGTCGGCCACCGGCACGCATGTGTTTGTCCTACCTTCGTGGGTCTATTCGAATGGCTACCTGATCGTCGAAGGTGGCGGCGGATCTCCCGTCGCGCAGCTCGAGGTTTCAGATCTGGATGGCGGCAACGCAGTCACACTGGCAGCCGATATCGATATGGGCTCGGTCACTGCGACCAAGGCTGCGTACGATGCTGGCGTCGTGATTGACGTTGAGGAGGTCGATCAGGTCATCACCATTGATGTGACCACTGCCGGAACCGGCTATGCGACCATCGTTATTCAGGCGACTATCGTTCAAACTGCTTGGAAGTAATCCATGGACGAGATTGGGGACACAGCCTTTGACTTCGCTGATGTGGTAGATGAGGCTGTTTCCCGCTCCGGTGGGGAAACAGCAACAGCAGCTGACATCATGAATGTCCGACGCAGCATGCGGCTCTTGACTGAGCGCTGGCTGGGTCAGGGCTATAACATGTGGCGCATCAAAACCATGACGGTGGGGATCTCGGGCTCAAGCCCGATAGTCCAGCTGCCCAAGTGCATTGATGATGTGATCAACGTCAATTCTGTGGTGGAAGGTCTCGGAAGTGAGGCACCCATGAAGCGCACCACTGCGACACAATACGCCATGCTGACAACCAAAGACACGCAGGGTAGACCTGCGCAATTCTGGTTGAGCCGGAGCGATCCACCCAGCCTGCACATCTACCCCATCGGGTCGATAGCCACACCGACAACGCTGGTTGTCACCTATGTGGAGAGGCCGGAAGCGTTCGAACGGTACGGCGAGACAAGCGACATTCCGTCGCGGTGGCTCGAGGCACTGGTTACCGGCTTGGCTTTGGATCTGGCAAGGAAGCGGCCACCATACAATGAGCCGCTGATCGCACGTCTGAAGCAAGAGGCAGCTGAGGCAGAAGACATCGCGCAACGCAATGATCGGGATAGATCACGTTACAAAATGAGGATCTGATGGCTGGACGCAAAAGCATACGGGGCAGTTATCCAAAGAGGCTTGGCAAACCAAAGGGCAAGGGCCTGATGGAATGTCAGGCCTCTGGTCAATTGCGGCATCCCAGCGAGATGGTTCATGACCACAGGCAGGGCATGGTGGCGCGCGAGTTCGCCGACATCACGCCCCGCTTCGGCACGCGCCACCCGCAAGACGTGAAGAGCCTTGGCGAGCTGGATGATCCAAAGGCAATCAGGGACGCGCGGCCCAAGGACAACAACAATTATTCGAAACAGGATCTCGGCATCAGTGACCAAGAGGTCGAGCTTTCGATCAGGGAGGGACGCCCTCCCAGAAGAGGTTACTAAATGCCCACCACATATGATGAGCTACTGATCAAGGTTCCCAAGTGGCAGTATGCCAACAACCGAAGCCTTGTGTCTGACATGCCGCAGGTGATCTCCGATGCTGAGGATCAGATCATCAACATGATTGACCACTACCTATTTCAGACGGTGCTGGTTGATATCCCCGTTGCAGCTGGCCAGTCTGACATTGACCTGTCGGGCATGGGCGTCCTTGAGGTGCGCGCGATCCGCGCCAATTACCGCACGGCGGGCGGGCGCACCCCTCTCGAGCGTCGGGATCTCGAGGCTATGACAATGCTGTTCTCTGCGAACCGGCCAGCGCGGCCGCGGTTCTATTCGCAGTATGGCGCCGTGGATATGTTCAGGCTATTCCCGACCCCGCGCACAGCCTTTGATGTGGAGGTGACGGCCAACGTCCAACCTCCCAAGCTGGGGCCGGACCAGCAGAGCAACATCATCGCCGAGAAGTTCCCGAGGGTCTTGGATCGTGCAGTGATGAAGCAGGCCGCCATCTATATGAAGAACCCGACAGACGAGGCGCGGTATGGCGAAGAGATGGTGTCGGCCTTGGCTGAAGCCAACGCGCAGATCGCACGCTGGCGGCGGGACGAAACCGGAACGCGCCTGATCGAAACAACCAACGCGATGGGGCAATGATATGAGTTGCACGAACACGGTCCAATACTGCGTCACCAAGGGAACCAATTTCTCTGCGGACGTATCCTTCACCACAGCGTGGTCGGAGCTGATCGAGGATCCCTCAGACTACTATGGCGAGATGGTCTTTCGAGAAGCGCAGGACGATGACGCTGTGGATTACCTCCAGCTGACAGCCATACCAGACACGACCGACCCAGAGGCACCTGTCCAGCTGCACTTCACCGCGTCACCGGTCGAAACGACAGCCCTGCCGGATTGGGATATTGTCGGATACTGCGACCTTGTGTCAAATGACGGCACGTCACGGCAGCGGCTCTTCAACATGGAGGTATCGGTCAATGAATAACCCCATCGGAACGATCTACAACAGCGACCAGAAAGTGGTCATCGTCCATAACGGATCCCGAGGGGCGCGTGGCCTTGTCGGGGAAGATGGCATTCAGGGTGAGCAGGGCGACAGCTTTGTTGTCCGTGGCTTCTGGGTGAGTGGGTCTACCTACGCGCCGCTGGATGCGGTCAACGCTCGGTCTTCCGTGTCTGAGGGTCTGACCAGCCTGTATATCCAACTCAGCTCAGCTGACACTGCCGTCTCCACCACGGAACCCTATCTGGATCCCGCACGGTGGACAGAGATCGGCGTGTCGGATCTGAACAGCACCTTCGGGGGGATCTGGACGGTCGAGCAAACGGGTCATCCATTCCGATTTTCGGGACAGCCGGTCACCCATGGCAGCGGCGGGTACGAGCTAGGGTCTGCCAGTACCTATGCTATCGGGGTTGTTCGCGAAGTCATCAATAGCAATGCGTTCGTCCTTCAGTCGACCGGCGGTATTTCCGAGGTGGATCCAAGATCCTCTGCCTCCGGAGAATTTCGGGCGGGTGAGATCTACTATGTGTCCGGATCCGCCGGCCTTTTGACGGACGTCCCTCCAGCTGGAGCGGGCCAAGTTGTCTCTCCGATCTATGTGGCGACAACATTGTCAGAGGGCGTTGTCTTGCCTTGGGCGCCAGTGGAAGTACCGGCGCAGCCGGTGCAGGCCGCGACAGCGCTGACCAAGTTCTACTTCACAGCCGAGGAGGGGCAGACAGTGTTCACCGGCGTGGATGACAATGGCGCAGTCCTCGATATGTCAGGGGCCATGGTTGATGTATTTCTGGGCGGCCTGAACCTGCGGGAGGTCACACAGTATACGAATACGGAAACCACTGTGACACTGGCATCTCCAGCCGCATCCAACGAGACACTTGAGGTATGGGCGGCAGCCACCTCACCACTTGCCGCAGCCACACGGGTCAAGGCGGACGTGCTGGTGTTTGACGGGACGTCGACGATTTACATTTTGGAGGCGGGTGGTGACGATATCCCGCTGGGCAGCGCGCAAGACTTCGATGTCTATCTGGACGGCAACCCGCAAGAGCCCTCGGTGGACTATACGATTATTGATGCAGGCGGCGGTCAGACAGCTATCCGGTTCACCATCGCACCTGAGCAAGAAACATCCTCTTGGATTGTATACGGTGTCACAGGCTAATGATCACACGCCCCCCAGTCACGGCAATCCCTCCCGCTCAGGCGGGAGAGAACGCGACACAGAACGAGGCGCGATACCGCGCCGCCGTTGATAACGCCTTTGGCGTAACGCTAACAAATGACCTGACCCTGCAGACACGCATTGCTGCAGTGGAGGCCGTGGCTGGCGAGGATGTCGACTGGGGCGACATCATTAATAAGCCAACCACGTACCCACCATCACCGCACACCCACGTCGAGACAGATATCACCAATCTGGATCGTGTCCGTTGGCGTGGAAACTGGGTGGACGGGAACACCTATGTCACCAACGATTTGGTGAGGGATGGTGACTGGCTTTCTATCGCAAACAAGGAAACGACAGACCGCCCAGCCCCGCAAGAGGTTGGTGATCCTGTGGCGCTTTACACAGGCACCAGTCCAACCGCAGCCACCACCGCAAAGACGTTGCTGGTGGGATACAATTACACGTTCCCGTACGATCTGTTTATCAAGACCTATCGGGTCTACATAGTTACAGGGAATGACTATTCGGTCTACCTGAAGGACCAAAGCACAGGTGTCCTGACGGAATTGATTTCGTTCACTGCGGAAAGCACGGGTTGGGATACGTTCAGCACGGCCGGTAACATCCTGCCTGCAGGGACACAGTTTGCGCTCGGGGTTTATATCACCGAGCCCGATCCGTCGCCTGTGGTCTATCCTCTGTCGTACAATTACCAGACGCCAAATAACGCAGCGACCCCCGCCAGCGGGCAGATCAGCCATGCAGGCAAGGCCTTGGATAGCTTGCGCGTCAGTAAGACGGACAGCAATGGCGTCGATCAGTGGCAGGCAGGCCTTGGCCCGCTCGGCGAGATGGTGGCCGGTGACGTTATCGAGGGCGCCGGTATGCGCTGGTCAGTCTCTCTTGTGACAGAAGAGACCGCGTACATTGATTTCACCGTTGCGCCTGCGACCCAAGGGTCGCCAACCGGCGTGCAGGTATTCAACTTCGAGACGGTCACGGCGACACCAATCACGACGGTCGAGGATCCGGACTATTATCTGGGCAACGCAAACATCAGGCCGTTCATCGGAATTGACATAGGCCCAACTGAAGCTGCCGAAACAAACGACGCCTACGGTTTGGATATCACAGTTCAGGAAAGCTACGTCTCCCCTGACTGGGATGTCGCAGCAGTGTCCGGTTCAGGCACAAGCGGCGGCGATACCGGCGGCGGAGCGACCACGTTCCTCGGGCTAAGCGATACGCCAATATCCTACGCTGGCGAGCAGGGTAAGACTGTTGTGGTGGGCGAAGATGGGCTTGAGTTCGAAGACCTGCCAGCCCCTTACCATTGGGGCGACACCGAACCGGTCGACGCAAATGTCGGTGATTATTGGTACTGCACGTTCGCAGGTATGGCTGGCCTCTTTATCTACACCGACGACGGCGACAGCCTTCAGTGGGTGCGGGCCAATGGATCGCGGGGACAGACCGGCGAGACAGGGCCGGAGGGCCCTGAAGGTCCGACCGGCGCAACCGGTGCGACGGGTGCGGTAGGTCCGGAGGGGCCAGCTGGTGCGATAGGGCCACAGGGTGAGACTGGTCCACAGGGTATCCAAGGTGAGCAGGGTGAGCGTGGCTTTACAGGCGTCACTGGCCCACAGGGTGAGACTGGTCCACAGGGTATCCAAGGTATCCAAGGGGACAAAGGCGACACTGGCGACACTGGGCCACAAGGCCTGACCGGCCCGCAGGGTCTGACAGGTGCGATAGGCCCACAGGGCGAGGTGGGTCCGGAAGGTCCGGTGGGAGCTGTTGGCCCGCAGGGTATCCAAGGTATTCAGGGCGAGACAGGTCTGACCGGCGCCACTGGCCCGACAGGACCGGACGGCCCGCAGGGCTTGACTGGCGCCACAGGACCGCAAGGTGACACGGGCCCACAGGGCATCCAAGGTGAGACAGGGCCGCAAGGGCCGCAGGGTATCCAAGGTATTCAGGGGGATCAGGGTAACACCGGCGACACCGGCGCCGCAGGCGCACAGGGCCCAATAGGTCCGACCGGCCCGCAAGGTCCAACCGGATTGACCGGCGCCACAGGTGCGACCGGTGCGACCGGCGAGGCAGGACCAGTGGGTCCGCAAGGGCCACGCGGCCTGAACGGATCTGATGGCGTTGACGGCACGAATGGCGTTGACGGTCAGGATGGCGCAAAGGGTGACAAAGGTGACAAAGGTGACAAGGGCGATACCGGTGCGACAGGACCGGCTGGCGCTGATGGTGCCGCGTATTTCTGGGGCGACACCGAACCGGTCGATGCCGCAGTTGGGGATTACTGGTACTGCACGTACACCGGCATGGCTGGCCTTTTCATCTACACCGACGACAGCGACAGCCTCCAATGGGTTCGAACAAACGGGGTGCGTGGTCAGGATGGCGCAACGGGACCGCAAGGTGACAAAGGCGACACGGGCGATACCGGCCCCCAAGGCTTGACCGGAGCTAAGGGTGATAAGGGTGATAAGGGTGATACCGGCCCGCAGGGCTTGGAGGGCATTCAGGGCAATGCTGGTCCGACCGGTGCGACCGGCGCGAAGGGTGACAAAGGCGATCAGGGTGAGACCGGCAACACAGGCGCCACCGGCCCAGCTGGGGCTGATGGGGCTGATGGTCTGGACGGGGCTCAGGGACCACAGGGCTTACAGGGTCCGGCCGGTGCCGATGGTGCCGATGGTCTGGACGGGGCTCAGGGACCACAGGGCCTGACTGGCCCAGCCGGTGCTGACGGAGAAGACGGGGCGCAAGGTCCGCAGGGCATTCAGGGCAATGCTGGCCCGACCGGTGCGAAGGGTGACAAGGGTGACAAGGGCGATCAGGGTGAGACCGGCGACACAGGCGCGCAGGGTCCACAAGGCCTGACAGGTCCACAGGGCCTAACTGGCCCAGCCGGTGCTGACGGTGACGTGGGCGCGCAAGGCCCAAAAGGCGACACAGGCGCGCAGGGTCCGCAAGGCCTAACTGGCCCAGCTGGCTTGGATGGCTTGGACGGCGACACCGGTCCCGCGGGTCCGGCAGGGCCACAAGGCGACATCGGTCCACAGGGTATTCAAGGCTTGACCGGAGCTAAGGGTGATAAGGGTGATAAGGGTGATAAGGGTGAGACCGGCAACACAGGTGCCGCTGGCACGAATGGCAGGGACGGTCTAGATGGTGCAGTCGGTCCACAAGGACCACAGGGTCCAGCAGGCGCGGATGGATTGGACGGGGCCACTGGCCCAGCTGGCGCGGATGGATTGGATGGCGCTCAGGGTCCGGCTGGCATCAATGGCACCGATGGAGAGGACGGACCACAGGGTCCGCAGGGGGTCCAAGGTAACGCTGGCCCGACCGGCGCCAAGGGTGACAAGGGTGACAAAGGTGACAAAGGTGAGACTGGCGACACAGGCCTGACTGGCCCAGCCGGTGCGGATGGTATCGACGGTCAGGACGGCGCGACAGGGCCGCAAGGCTTGCAGGGTCCGGCTGGCACGAACGGCATTGACGGTCAGGACGGCGCGACAGGGCCGCAGGGCCCGACAGGTCCGGCAGGTGCTGACGGAGAAGACGGGGCTCAGGGCCCGCAGGGGGTCCAAGGTAACGCGGGCGCCACCGGTGCGACCGGAGCCAAGGGCGATAAGGGTGACAAAGGTGAGACTGGCGACACAGGTCCGGCAGGCGCTGACGGAGAGAGCGTTCTTGTTCATTATGGCAGCTCTGCCCCAGCTGCTCCGAGTGTTTATGATCTGTGGTATTGTACCTACGCCGGAGCTGTTGGCATGTATGCATATCTGGATGATGGTAGTAGTGCCCAATGGGTAAAAACTAATTAGAGGAAGCGAAGATGGTAAATTGGCCCAGCAACCCTACTGACGGGGACGTACACACCGAAAACGGGCAGACGTGGGTTTGGCGTTCGCCGCCGAACGTCTGGGATATTGACGCTTCCGCTCAGGGGTATGTCCTGAGGAGCGGGGACACAATGACCGGTGGTCTGACAGTCGGTGATCCTGACGGCAATCCAACCCTGAACATCTACGCCAACTCGCAGATTGCAGTTGTCACAGGCGGCAACCCTGTCGACGGCATCAGTGACAGCTCAGGCTTTAGTGTTAGACGTGGGTCTGAGGGCAGCAATCCCAACCAGAAGATCCAGATCACCTCTGATGCTTCTGGCAACTATATCCGCTCGCACGGTCTGAGTGCGACAACTGACAAGAACATGTTCGTTGATGTGCTGAGCTCAGACGGCTCGTCGCGGTTCGCGTTCTTGCGCAACGGGGAGGAAGTGGCGCGGGTAGATGCCAGAGGCGCAGGCACCACCAGTTCGTATTCAATCATCACGCTGGAAAAAGGCAACGCACGGTATCTGCAGTTGGGTGGCGCTGAAGAAATGACTGGGCAACTGGTCGTTAACAAATCTATTCAGTTCGACCCGAGCGATGCGGCGGCTTCGAGCCATCTTGCCCTTCTAAACCAGAACCTAGAAACCCCAGTGGTGGGTATCGGCGAGTTGGGGCCTGCGTTGTCCTTCGGAAAGATCTCCTCAGGCAGGCCTGCGAGTGCTATCTCCGCCATCCAAACTAGCGCCGACAACGATAGACTTGGGTTGGCGTTCTTTACACACGAAGCGTCGGCGACAGGGGACGAGCTCGTGCATCAGATGACACTGACGCATGACGGTCAGTTGTACCTTGGAGACTTCCAAGATGCCAACAACGCAGTGCAGACCATCAGTGGTGGTGATGCCAGATACATTCGCACAGACGGCGGCGAGACCCAAACCGTATCCAACCAGATAAATCTGACACGGAACAGCGCGGAAGCGATGTTGACTTGGGATCGTGGCGGTGAGTTCTGGTGGGGTACAGGGATGTTTTCTACAGGAGCCTACCTGCGGTTTTTGCGCTGGACGATGGTGGATGACGGCGATGGTCCGGAGCCTCAGTTTGTCGAGGCGGCTCGGATATATGAGCATGATTACGACATCAATAATGCTTTGGCCTCGGTTGGCAGGGCGATCCTCACGCGCGACAAAGCCGACACCAGATATCTACAGTTGACCGGCGCTGAAAACATGACCGGCGAGCTGCGCCTAGAAGACGGACTGCGTGCTGGTGATGAGCTGGATCCAGATGATAACTGGCTAACCAACCCGACGATCCTCGCGTCCGAGTTGGTTGTCGGCACGTATCTGTACTACACCATCGTGACAGCTGGCGACACAGCTTGGGTGGCCGCAGGGGCACCTGACAATGATGTGGGCACAACATTCTTGGCCACGTCAGTACCGTTCGCTACTGCGGGTCAGGGCACATGCCGCCGGACAGACATTGGCTGGGTTACGCGCAACTCCGAGGCGTCAATCATCAACGAGGGGACAGGCAGGGATGTTGCCCTTTGCGTGGCGAACAAAACCGAAGGGGGTGGTAACGGCTACTCGGTCAGCATGACTGTTATTGCGAAGAACGACAAGGTGGCAACAGATCTCGGTTCTGAAAGCTACTGGCCGCGCGCTCAAGGCAATTACGGGGAAGCCATCCGTGCGGTTGATGATGCTGGCAACGTGACGTACGCAGAGATTGATGTCATCAACAACGCGAAGTCTGGCATCTCGACTGCAGGTGTCGGAAGCCCCAACCTCACCCGCGCCGACGACCTTGAGATTACTCAGCCGGAGAGTAGTATGTCCTACCCTCCGAACGACGATTACCCCTATCCATTCGGGGCGCGCAAACAGGGCACAGCTTATGGCTTCTCCATCGCAGCTGGCGGTGATCACAAGGTCAACGACGTCCTGTATGACAGTGATGTCGGTGTTACGTTTGTCAACAATGGCGCGCGCTTCAAGACCGGCATCCTCTTCAAGAATGATGCTATCCGCGCGAAGACTGGACTGACATCTTGGGGAGAGGGGCAGCAAAGCCTTGCCATCACTATGTATGCGCAACAGACACTCACATGGTTCAGATCGAGTGGCGGCGTAACCAATGGGGACGCCTCCGTCGGGATGAACTTTTCCTCAGGAGCTCTGCACTTGGGCTCCAGCCATGGCGTGGATATCGACGCGAACGCTGGATCCGCCATTGCGTTCAAGCGCGAAGGTACGACCGTTGCCAGAATTGACGCAGGTGGGACTGCCGTGGTTGGCGGGGTCACCGTCATCACCAAGGAAAAAGGCGATGCATTGTATGCTCCGGCTGCTTTGGCGGACCTACTTGTGTCGAAGGGTGTTGTAACCCAGAGCGAAGTGGACGCGCTGTGAAGACACGGCGCGCAAAATCGATTAGACTGACGCCAACAGAGGAGACTTACCATGGCGATTACTGAATGCCCCGTTGGGGTTTGGACAGACATTCCCGCAGTCGGTGGGGACATGCTCCTCGAGGCTCGGGGCATCGGCTTCTATGTGGACACCACAGGCACCGCGCCTGAAAATCCAGCTGAAGGTTACGCGCTGGCGAGCAACCAAAGCATGGTCATTAAGGAGGGCCTGAGCGTGGCTGTGCAACCAGCACAGGACGTTAAGCCCGTCATCGCAGTGAGCAACCCTGTCTGATGACCCGCCTTGTTGTTCCGAACACGCGCAACGCACAGCTCATGGCGACAACGGCTATCACCCCGTTTCGCCGGAGCATTGTCGCACCCCCTCTGTTCGATGATAGCTTCGATGACGCACTTCCTGACCGCTACGACTTCACGCGCGCGTCCGGCGCGTCGGTGGTTAACGCTGACGGGTCAATCACTCAGGTCGCCGCTGACGAACCTCGCACCGGACATCACGTCGCCGGTGTGAACGAGGGCATTTTGGTCGAGACAGAGGGCACGAACCTTGCGGCGAATAACCAAGGCACCATAGGCCGCAACAACAAAGATACTACGTTCGCAGAGAATGCAGTAGACAGCCCCATCGGTTCCGACACTGGTATCCTATGGACTGACGACGGTGATATGGAAACTGGTACTGTATGGACGCAGTGGAACAACATCGCTACAGAGAACGACTGGTATACATGGTCAATCTACGTCAAAGCTGTCGAAGGCAGCACGTTGGAATATGCGCAACTGCGCATCGAAGGAAACACTGTCAGCACCACGACGTTCAAGTTCCGCTTGTCAGACATGACGCCGACTGTCACTTTTCCGTCAGACGGTAGCGTCATTGGGCTGATCGAAGACACAGGTTACGACGGTTGGCACCGCGTGGCCATCTCACGGATACTGGACGCAGGAACAACAACTGACTTCCGCATCACGATGGCGACAGAGACCTCATCGACTGTTGAACGAGACGGTACGAAACACCTTTACATCGTCGGGGATCAGGTCGAGCGGAGTAAGTTCCCGACCAGCTTGATCCTGACGTCTGGCACAGAGGAAACGCGCGCCCAAGATGTTCTGACCATCGAACCAGCTGCGTTCCCGTTCCCAGAGGAAACAACTTCAAACGACTATCCGCTATCCGAAGACTTCCACAACTCGCTCACGAAGGCGAATGTGACGACAGCACCAGATGTAACGACGGCCCCTGACGGTATGGTGACCGCAGATAAGGTCGAAGAGACAGCGCAAAATGCTGGCTTCTGGTTGTCACGCGGGCGCGACTTTATCGCTGGCGAGCAATACTGCATGTCGGTGTACTGGAAGGCGGCTGAACGCAATCACGCCCAGCTTATCTTCACCAGCGCCCCCTTCCCAACCACCATCGTGGTTGGCTTCGAGCTGACCGGAAATGGTGCCGCTGTCTGGAATGGTGAAGGAGAGAACGTCAGCTACGGGATCGAATCTGTTGGGGACGGATGGTATCGCTGCTGGCTGTCTGCACGGGCGCTGGATGACGGCACTGCAGCGCCCCAATTGCGCATCCAGCAGGCGTTGTCACCCTCTGCTGCTGGGTACGATGGGGTCGCGGGGTCAGGGCTTTACATCTGGGGCGGGCAAATTGAAATCAGAGACA